TCTGGAAGGACAATGCGGATATGTTGTTTGCGCCGGGGTTTGAGGCGCAAGGTCTGGCCGTGCTCACATCCTTCTCGGCACCCTTCATGCGCTGGCAGGCGCACTCCGAAGGCGGCGCTATCCTTTCGTTGATCTCCCGCCAAGGCGGTAAGGGTAAGAGCACGGCGCTCACCGCCGCCGCATCCGTCTGGGGCAGGTTGGAAGCCATGAAGCAAACCAACAGCGACACCCGCGTGGCGCGCGGCATTGTTACAGGTGTCATGGGCAACCTGCCGGTAATACGCGACGAGTACACCCAGCGCGACCCCGAAATTCTGCGCGAGGAAATCCAGATATTCACCGAAGGCCGGGACAAGCAGCGCGGGGCCGCGGACGGCACGCTGGTCAACATGGGCGCATCGTGGCAGACCATCATGATCGCTGGCTCCAACACCAGCCTTGTGGACACGTTGCGCGCCGCAAAGAACGGGGAGGCAATGGCAGGCCGCATTGCCGAGTTTGTGGTGGACATCCCGAAGAACGCCGCGCACTGGAAGGGCGATGCCCTGAAGGACAGCATGGACGACAACGCGGGCTTTGCCGGAGAGCTGTTCATCCGCTCGGTTTTGCAACCCGCCAATATGGCTTATCTGAAAGCGCTTGTGCCCCAGATCAGGGAGGACTTGATCAAGAAGCACAATCTCGCTTCCGATCAGCGCTTTGCCGCCCGCTGGCTCGCAGGTGTGGCCGCCGCAGGGCTTGTTGTTCGGCACCTTGGCTTGCTTGACTTGAGCCCAGACAGGGTTATGGACTGGGCTCAAGAGCGGCTGTTCAGTGAGGAGACCGCCACCTTCCGCGCCCGTGTGGAGGAGCCAAGCTACATGCTGGCCCGTTTCCTCTCTGACAACTTGCAGAGCACGCTGATTATGCCCGGCCCCTTTGTGCCAAGACAGAAACAGATGCCGATCAAATTGCCCACCCGCAGCTTGCTTATCCGGCAGGAGCTTTCTTCTGGCCGCATGTTTATCGAGGTGAAAGCGCTGCGCGAATGGATGCAGATGCAGGAGCAAACTTGGAAGGACTTGATGGATGACCTGAAGGCAAAAGGTTTGCTGCTGAACCCGTCACGGCTTATCACGCTGGCAGCGGGCACAGACATGGCGACAGGGCAGGTGCCTTGCGTCGAGATTAAATCAGACGAGCCCATATTCACAGGGATGTTGGCCGAGGTGAAGAAGGAGAGTGCGGCATGAACGTAGACCAGCTTTTAGAAGCCCGTGCAAAAACGCATGGAGTTTTTGAATGTCAATAGTTCAAATTTTAAATGGGGATTGCCGCGATGTTTTGAAAACATTGCCAGATCAATCAGTGCATACATGCGTTACGTCTCCGCCATATTTTGGACTGAGAGATTATGGCCATGCGGGACAGATGGGGCTTGAGCCAACACCAGATGAATTTGTCGCTGAATTGGTAAATGTGTTTCGAGAAGTGCGCCGTGTTTTGCGGGATGATGGAACATTATGGTTAAACCTTGGGGACAGCTATGCGTCATATCGAGACGGGAAAGCAACTCCAGACACAACGCGCGGTTTAAGCGAAAGAACTCTTGTTCCTAAAGGAAGCGCAAAAAATAAAATGGCATCAACTTTTGCAGGAATTCCAATCAAACACAAAGATTTGATTGGAATTCCTTGGCGTGTTGCATTTGCATTACAGGCAGATGGATGGTATTTGCGGCAGGACATTATTTGGCATAAGCCAAATCCAATGCCGGAAAGTGTGACAGATCGCTGCACAAAGGCGCATGAATATATATTTTTGCTGTCCAAGTCGCCAAAGTATTACTTTGATCATGAGGCAATTAAGGAAGATGGCGTCATTCCTGCTGGCACAAAAGGCGCAAAGGGAAGCGCAGAAAGAGCGGCACAAAAGGGCGTTAATAGCCGTCCTCCAGAATATAAAATTTATGATGGAAAACGCAATAAAAGGTCAGTCTGGACTGTCACAACAAAACCTTTCAAAGGAGCACATTTTGCCACTTTCCCGCCTGATTTGATTGAACCTTGCATCCTTGCTGGATGCCCAGAAGGCGGGACAGTTCTTGATCCTTTCGGCGGCGCGGGAACGACCGGCCTTGTAGCCAAGCGGAATAATCGAAATGCAATTTTAATCGAATTAAATTCAGAATATGTCGAAATAATAAAAAATAGAACTAACGGAGTTTTTAAATGAACGTAGACCAGCTTTTAGAAGCCCGTGCAAAAACCCACGGGGACTTTTCCAGACATGCGCAATACACCCAGCGCATTAAAAACGTGATGAAGGACACCGTGAACTGGTTGTCCCTCACCAATTCGGACAAAGAGGCTTTGGAAATGATCGCCCACAAGATCGGGCGCATTCTGGCTGGCAACCCCAACGAAGTCGATCACTGGGATGACATCGCCGGATATTCCAACCTAGTGGCAAATCAGATCAGGTCACGCGCTGCATCCGCTGCGCGGCCTGTTCCTCGAGGATTATCTTCAGAAGCTGGGGCAGGCGGTCTTCCTGCTGGCGGCGGAACTGCTGCTCGTCAACCTTAATCTGACTATTCAGAATAGCTTGAGAGCCCGCAAGCTGGGCTCTCAACAACGTGCCAAATTCTTCGTCGTCTGGATCAAGCTCTATGTCGAGGATGCTTTCGATTTTGCGAAGTGCTTTGCCTGTGAGGCGTGTGAGCATTACGCTGTTGTCGAGTACAACATCCCCTTCGCGTACCCCATCGCTTGAATTTTGGGCAACTGCTTTGCCAGTCGATCCCCAATGTCCGTCCGCCACATAGGGGAGTTGGGCACTATCAAGTTGTCCAAGCGACGGTAAGCCCTGCGCTTTGCTTCCCTCACTGTCTCCCCCGTGCCCGACATCACCAGAACGTAGTCCCCCGCCGTCACTGGGATCGGAGAGGTTATGATCGTGCCGCCCACTTCCATAGGAGCCATCCCCATCGCCATCTCGCACGGGTGCAGGTGTTCCCAAATCCCCGGCTTGATCCCGTAAATTGGCGTCCCCACCACTTCCTTCTTGGTCAAGTGCGAGTATGGATAATCCGGCACGGAGAGCACGACGCCGAGGGCTATCGTGTCCAGTGTCGTGTTTCGGGCGTCGCGGCCCTCCGCTAGGTCTCTGAGCCATTCTACACTATCTCCTTCGTGTAGCGCCTGCTGAATGTTGAATGTCGGCCAGCCGGGGCGCATCGTAAATTCCAACGGCCAAGGAGTGCCCTCGTCGTCAATGATGCAGTTCACGTCTATATATCCGACATAACCCACCTTTGCCAGCTCATCTTCAAGCGGAGCGAGCACTGTTTCGGCGAGCTTGCTGTTGCGAACATAACGGATAACGGTGCCCTGCTCACCGGTGGCGACACCTTTATCGTCGTTCATCAGCTTCTTGAACTCGAAGTTTTCGCACCAGCCTACGTTGAACCCGTGCGGCCCAAACCAGCCGCCCACAGCCATCTCCACGCCGCCAATAAAGTCTTGCAGGATGAAATCCCCCTTGAGCTTCTGGGCTTTCTTCCAGCGCTCAAGCATATAGACCATGTCCGCTGGGGACTTGGCGACATAGGACAACGCCTTGTCTGCATCGCCTGAAGGCTTTGAGACAAAGCGGCGCTGTTCCTTTTTGACGTAGCGGATAGCGTCATCATAGTTGGAAAAGTTTTTGACTGGCGGAACGGCAATGCCTGCTTTCTTAAACATCTTCATGCCTGTGTCGCGCTCAAGCTCCCATTTGGCGCTCTCCACTGACGCACTGATGACCAGCGCCCCTTCCTTCTTGGCTGCATCGAGCGCGTGCAGATACATGGTGTTATCGGAATTGAAGATCACGTCGGCCCAGCGCAGCCACGGGCGGAAATCGTCGATCAGCTCGACAAAGCCCTTGCCAATGTACTTGGTCTTCTCCGTCTGGCGCAAGAAGTGCTTGACCTTATGCCCGTCCCGCTGTGCACGGATTGCAATGTCGAGGGCCGCGCCCTGAGGGTCAATAATAAGAAATTTCATTGTGCGTTCGCCCTTTTGTATTGCTGCTCGATGACCCGCTTCATCCGGTAATTGACTGGACGCCCTGCCGCAATCTCGTTGGTCGTGTACTGGTGCCAAGCCGCGTCAGCGTCTTTGCTCAGTCTAACCGCTTTCATCATATTTTTGTAGCCCTCTGGATCAGTAAACTCCATAGAGGCGGGCTTCGCACCAAAGAACCGTTCAAAACCGCCGACCTTAGATGTAGGCGATACACCGGACATCCCCGCAACCGAGATTGGCTCCAGCCCTTGCCCAACAAACTCCAGATACTTCTGAAGCGCCTGCATCCGCGTGTCGGTGGAGGCCGAGATAGGGTCGCCGCGCCAGTCGGAATTTGTGGCAAGCGCTTTTACAAGCTGAAGACCGGGACTGATTTTATTTTCCGCTTCCTGCACAGGGTCGCGTGACCAGCCAAACACATCCTTCATGTAGCTGGGCCATTGCACGCGCTCTGGTTTTTGGGTGCGCACATCCGTGCCCCCTGTACGGGCGGCCAGCAAATCTTGCTCGTCCTGCGGCCCTTGGCCGGTGTACAGGTATTGCGTTATAGCGTTCATAGTTGCGTAGACCAAAGGCAACGCCACGACATAGCCCATGCGGTCAGTCCAAATCGGCTTTGCATTTTCTTTGCCAAGCAAAGCCCGCCCTGCACGGTACGGTGCTGTAGCTACGTCAAGAGCCCCGCCACCAAGAGTTTTGATTGTTCCAAGTTCATAAGAAAATGAAATGAGAGCGAGCTGGGCGGCTTGTTTCTGGTTCTGCGACCAAAAAATATTTTGCTGGTTCATTTCACCAAAACGTTCATCCACCATGTTTGCAATGTCGCGCGCTTTGGCAACCTGTTCTGCGTAAGTTGCATCGGGGTTGTCCTGAAGCCATTTCCCTAAGCTGTCCGTAAATGCGCCGTTTTTAATGGCAGGGATATAGTGCTCGAACAAAGGCGCGGAGATAGTCTCCATTGCACGGCCAAGGTTTTTAGCGATGACCTTAATCGTACCCACCAGCGGGCGCAATTTTGCTTCATGCAAATCGGACAGAAGTTCGGCTTTTAGCGAACCGCGTTTCCATGCTTTAAGATAATTGCTTTCGCCAGAGAACCGATACTCGTCAGCAATGTTACCCTTACCCTTGAACCGATAATTGGCCTGTACCCCAAGGTCAATAATCTTGCGCAATTCAGGAGAGGTTTCTTTCAGATCAAGATATGCTTCCATTGCCCGCTTACCGTTGCGATAAGAGGTAATTGGTTTTGCGGGAGCTTCTAAAAGAGAGCGTGCGGCCCCAACAACGTTTCCGCGAGCAATCTGATTGGTCGCATCGGCAACGGCACTGACAATGGCTTCTTGCGCCATCATGGCAAAATGGTATCCAGAAATAGCAAGTTTTAAAGCGGTTGCGGTGTTTGATACCCGCTGCGCAACGCGCAAAGCGTCTCCCCACGGCCCTTGCATGGTGCGGGAAATATGATTGTTGTAAACACGGGCCCAACCGTCTGGGGCATAAGCATACGCTAATTTTCCGCCTTGTACCTTTGTCCTATGGCGTCCACCAACTTCTGACCAGCCTTCAGGCGCTTTGCCCGGAAAAAAATAGCGCACGGTACCGCGCTCTGTGGCCGTGCCAATGACTTCTTCGGCCACAATATACTTCGAGGCGTCTTCGACATAGCGCATCGTGATCTCAATCGGATCAAGCGTTACGGGCTCAAGCCCGCCTTTACGAATGCCCTGCTCGTAGCTGTCGTAGATACGGCCCTTGGTAAAGCTTTTTGAACCTTCCTTGCCGCCACCAAAAAACTGTTCTGCTTTCTTCGGGTCTTTCCACATCTGCCGCAGATAGTCATCCACAAAGTTCATTTGCTGTGTAGCGGGCAGTTGTTCAAGACGCGCACGGTAGAGCGCGTGAGTGTCTTTGAGCGCCTGAAGAACGGGTTTTATTTCGGCGGGAATTTCCTTACCCTTCGCCAACATCTTGCCGGGCTGTTGTATCCACTGAATAAGGTCAAGCTTCTGTGCATCGCCCATGGCGTTGACCATGCGCTGCATAGGCTCAAACACTTTTCTAACTTGCTCTGCACGTTGATTTTCGCGGCCCATTTCACGGCGCAAAGCCATTTCGGCAACGCGACCCCCTTCACGAAGCTCAGGCGCAAAGATCGCTTTGAATGTATCTGCGGCGGCTTTTACCCCTTCTACACCAATGTTGCGTAAGGGTTCAGCGGCAGCGCGAGCTTCGCGCTCACCTTTGATTTTGCTGTAAACATCAAAAAGAGGTTTTTCTTTTTTAGGCTCTTCTCCCGTGAAAGCTTCTTTAAGCGCTTCATCTTCAGGGGTCATACCTTTGGTTTCGCTGATAACGTCGAGTAAAGAAGGTGTGCTTTCGGTTTCGCGAAGCTCAGGGGCAATCTCGTCGAAAAATTTACCTTGCTTGCGTAAGAAATCAGCAACTTCTTTGTTGGCGCTTTTGCGCCCTGTAAATTTTTCGTACAAAGCTTTCCATTGGTCGGCAATGCCTTTAAAGAATTTATCGACAATACTCGTGGCCGCTTTATCTGTAGTTAAAAATTTAGAAACTTGATTGGCAAACCATTCATCAAACTTACGAGTATACTTAGCCATACTTGAGTAATCAGGGGTGCGACCTTTTAATTCTTCCTTGGCGCGGGAAATTACCCCTTCGCCGTTACCTGCGGCGTAGGCTTCCCTGACTTCCTGCTCTTTGCTCCTTGGGCGTTTTTCCGTCATCTCGCGTTTCCATGCGTCCATGATGGCTTTCTTTGTTGCTTCAGGCGCTTTGTTTAAAAGTTCTTTTTCTATAATATGCCCAAACTCGTGGGTTAATATCGTCGCCATTTCTGTAGTGCTTAACCCTTCTTCAAGTTCGATAATATGTCTTACATACTCCCCGGTTTTTGTTCGGCTGACTATACGAACTTGACCGCCAGTTCCTTGAAGGTTTTCCCGTTTGACAAGGCGAACTATTACGGGAGTTTTAATTCCAAAACGCTGGCGGAGATCGTCGGCGTAGGCGTGAAGGCGTTTTGTTACGGTAACAGGTTCTTGCGCTGCGAAAGGTTCTTTGGTCAATACAGCAGGTGCGCTTGGTTCAACCGCCGCTACGGGCTGAGCTTTCATACGTTCGTCAACCACTTTGCCCATAGGTTCAACCGTGATGGTGCTCTCAGGGTTCTTGTTGGCTTCAAACGCCTTTTGCACTTCGGGGGCGTATTCGGATGTGCTTGCGGCGGCGCGAAGCTCCGTGCCATCTGGCAGGCGCTCGACAACGTTCAGCGGCTGGTGCCCGCGCCCAACGCTGGCCTCCACATCGGCTTTATTGTAAGGGCCAAGGCCGAGGTGCTTTCCGAAACGGTCGGCTTCAATATCCTCTTTGAGCTGCTGCACGCCCAAGGATTTTGGATCATAATGGAACGTACCTTTATTCGGGTCAATGTAAACCGCCGCGCCTTTTGGCGGCGCAGGGATCGTTTCTTTGGGCATGGTGCTGGGATAGAACACGGCGGGTCGCCGTCCGGCCTCAAACTCCCTGAGTTGCGCTGCAATGGTGGCGGGGCTTTCAGGGATCGGTGTTTCCGTAGGCGCACGGGCTTCAACCGGGGCCGGAGGAATAGGCTCGTTCTTGATAGATGCAGGAGGCTCCTCGCCGCCTGCTCGCCCTTCTTCGGGGTAGCCTTTAAGGTGTTCGGAGTGCAGCTCGCCGGTGAAATCTTCCGGCACCTGTTTGGCTTTACGGGCAATTTCTGCGGCGGTGTTGCGGTCTACAAATTCCCCAGTGGACGTGAGGAAGCCTTCGCGCCCGCCTTCAGTGGATGGATACATCTCCCGTACGGCAGCGTGGCTTTCGCCTGTGAAGTGTTGGCCGGTAATCGGGTTTTCAATCGCCGCACTCTTGATCGTAAGCGGCTGCCCTTCAGGTTGTTCTACAGGTTGTCTATTCAAATCCATAAACGGATTTTTTGCTTTGGTCGGAGCAACAGAAGTTTTAGGTTGCGCGGTTTCCTGCTTCAGCTTATCAAGCCCGTATTTGGCTTCGTACGCACGGTCAGTTTCGCTGAGCATTGAATGTTCGCCAAGCCGCCCCATCTCCATAGTAAAATACGGGTCAACAACTTCACGCTGGGCTTTTTCCACGTTTTCTTCATACTCGGCGGGAGCGCCTTGGTAAGCTGTCTTTGCGCCGCCTATGCCGCCCGCAACCGCACGGCCAGCAATATTGGGAAGATAATTGAAGATCGCGTTAGCGCCGACTGCTCCTGCTGCTACTGCGCCTTGAGCAAAACCGGCTAAAGGCGCACCAAGGTATTGCCCTACGGCACCGCTTGGGCCTACAGCATTTACTACAGCTTGTTCGGTAGGGCCGTATGTAAGTTGGCTCGTGTCTTTTGCGGCATTATAGGCTTCAGTGCCGATACCGGTGATTGTGCCTTTGATGGCAGGAATAATACCCCCCGTCTCAGCCTGTGGAGCAACGGGCGAAACGGGGGGCGAGGCCGGGGCTTGCGCTCCAGCTTTGGGTAAAGGCTTGAAATCATCCCACGGCCCTGCTTTGGCCGGGGGTTTAGCAAAGTCATTCCACGGGCCATTTACCGAAAGATTATCAGCCATAATTATTCCCTCGATTGAGGCGCAGAGGCACCATAAGCCGCCCAGCTTGCAGGGTCAGAGGGATCGCCCCCTTTAAAGGTGTACCCTTTATACACTTCGCCAACTTTAGGCACCGCAATCGGCGCGGAACTTCCTGCTGGCGCAGCGTCTTCGTTGCTGCCACCTTCCTTTTTGGTGGGCTGCCCTTTTGCTTCTGAGGATGCGCCGCCCGGCATGGGGTCAGATTTTAACCCTTCAATCTGCTGCTGCAACATTTCAACGTCCGCCTTATATGCTGGCTGCGAAAGCTGCTCAGGTGTAGCCGACCTGATCAGGTTGGAAAGAGAGTTGACCGCATCTGTTTTGGCGCGGCGGTCGCGGTTAATCTGGTCTTCAATCAAACGCTGAGAAGATATATCCCCTTTACGTTGTGCTTCTTCAAGACGCGCCATGTTAAGCGCAAGATTATCTTGGTGCGCTTGCGCAGTCTGCTGCACGCGGTCGGCGGTTTGCTGAATGCGTGCCCAGCCCTGATCCCGAGATGTATCCGCGCGCTCCTGCTGCATGTTCATGGTGAGCTGCTTATAATACATCTGGTCTTCTTGCTTCATGAAAGGCAAGGCATTCTGCATCGCCATTGCGATGACCTGTGGGGAAGCACCCGGATTGGCTTTCTTGATCGCCGCTGCAACCTGCTGCATGCTGAACGGGCCTTGCGCCAAGATGTTGCTGGCCGCGCTGCCCGCAGGAGCGGTAGGGGCAGGAGAAGGCCCAGCCATAGGAGCGGCGGGAGGGCCTGTAGGGGCGACCGGCTGAGGAAGCCGTGGAACCTGATTTTGCACCGGCACGTTCCCGCCAAACGCGTAGTTGCCGGGCAGGTTGTTTACAGGGGCCGAAGGCGGCGCGGGCGAGGGCGTGTAGCCACCCGCTGCATCGCGGGGTATAGGGTTGTCGTATCCCAGCACCGCGCCCTTTCCCGCAAGCGGAGGGTAATAAGCCGACACTTGCCGCTGGGCAGAACCGGGCGGCAAAGCAGGACTATTCATCAGGTTGCGTTCGGCGGGGTTCAGGGGGGCGCTTGGCTGCGGCTGGCCTGCCTGCGCCATCGCCATAGACGGAGGCATCTGCCAAGGCATCCGCACGCCGCCGGTGCCGGCAAAAGAGTAAGGATTGATCTGTTGCTGTGGAGCTGCGCCGCCTTGCGGTGCCGCACCGCCCTGCCCTGCGGTGCCGGTTAAAACTCCAGCCGCGCTGGCGGGTGTTGGGGGGGTACCGCTCACCCCGAGACTGGCAAGCGTGTTGCCCCACGCTGCCTGCGCATCGTCTTGAATTTTACGGCGCTGCCGCTCTTCTTCAGATTGACGAAGTTTCTCGCCTTCCTGAAACCCCTGCGCAAGGCCACTTGCTAAACCGCCAAAAGAAAAAGCCATTGTCGTTATCCTTATCCGCCGGAGGCCAAATCAGCAACGCCGGACTTCATGAACGTGGGGGCGGGTGCGGGCTTGGGCGCAAGGTTGCCCACCGAGGAAGGCGTAGGGGAATAGCCCATCTTCTTGCCCGCCCATGCGAGCATCTCGTTTCCCGTCTTGCCCGCGAGGAAAGGGTTGGCCTTTATGACCTTTGCGCCCAAATGGGCTTCCACAGGATCGTTGGGATTCTTTAACACCTTTGCCGCGCCGCCAGCACCAAAGAAATGCGCAAGGTAAGTTGCGCCGGGAGTGGGGTCAATCCCTTGCTTCTTCAGATAGCTTTGGTTGTTTTTGGTAAGTTTCAAAGCCGCTTGGATACTGTCATTAGGGTTGTATTTGTCCCCTTTGCCAACCGTATCCCATGTGCCGTTTGTAAACCCGTATAATCCTCCTGCCGATCCAACTTTACTCTTTGCCGTCGGATTGAACCCGCTTTCCTGATGCGCAACGGCCAGCATATACTGCGGGTCAACCCCTGCGGCCTGAGCCTCCTTCGTAATGAGGTTCTGTATGTCCCCACCGCCGTAGTTTGCTTTCGGGGGCGCGTAGGTGGCCGTGTTGCCAGGCATGGTCATCTGTTCCTGCGGGGCGCTGAAGCCGCGAGGGGATGTGGACATAGGCATTGGCATCGGGCTGCTTTGGACAGGTGGCGGCACCGGTGGCTGCATTGAAGGCTGCATCGGCTGCCCCTGCGGGTTCATGCTTGCGCTCTGCATTGGCGCGCCGGGAACAGGAGGGGCGTTGCCAAGCCCCGGAATAGGCTGAAGCCGAGACTGCATGGCCGCGAGGATTGCGCGCCGACGGTCGTCCGTCTGCTGTGTCAGCGGATACGGGCTGGGCGCAAAAGAGTTCGGGTCATAAGCCATCTCATGCCCTTAAAAAAAGTTGCCAAGCAATGAACCGCCACCGGTTGTAGGAGCGGTCAACAACGTGCCCGCAAGATTACCAATACCGCCCCACAGTGAGTTACTGGCGTTCTGTTGGGCGTTGTACGAGTTGACCGCCGCGTTGCTGGCCTGAGTGCCACCCTGCAAATAGTTCATGTAGTCTGTGGCCTGAAGCTGGTTAATGCCAGTTGCATACTGCCCGCCTGCCTGCTGCAAGCCCGAACCCAAAGCGGTGCCCGCGCCATACTCGCCAAGAAGCCCCTGAGCTGTACCTGCGCCTGAAGCCATACGCGCAAGCGCCTGACTATCCCAACCAAGGTTATAATTTGTATTAGCCTGATTAGTTAGCCCCGCACCGTAAGGCGTACCTGCTACACCCGCCGCAGCTTCAGCCGCAAGAGCTTGCTGAGTGTTGGTGTTTAATCCTTGCGTATATAAAGCGTGTTGCGGATCATACCCCGCCTGAAGCGCCGCCATTGCGTACTGCGGCAGTCCAGCTTCAGCGTTGATGATGCTTTGCCCTTGCGCAACAGTGCTGGCGGGATTGTAACCTG